CCGGCCCTGGCATTTGTCGTACCGACAGAGTTTGTTGACCTTCCGTCTGGTGGGCGATTCTACCAAGAGGGGCACCCCCTTCATGGGCAAGATTGTATCGAACTCAAACAAATGACAGCAAAAGAGGAAGATATTCTAAGCTCCAGAACTCTTCTTAAGAAAGGCATAGCTTTAGACCGAGTTATCGAAAGTATTATCGTAGACAAGTCGATTGACCCGAACTCTTTGCTAATCGGAGACAAAAACGCGATCATCATTGCAACACGCGTCTCGGGCTACGGCGCCGAGTACGCGACAAAGGTGACGTGCCCCAGTTGTAACAACACAGAAAAGTATTCTTTCGATCTGAGAGACGCCAATATCTATGACGGCGAAGACATCGACAAGCTTGGGTTAACCGACCACGAAGACGGGACGTTCACAACCAAACTACCTAAAACACAAGTAGATGTGCGTTTTAGACTCCTTTGCGGCCGCGATGAAAAAGGTCTTATCGATTCTGTTACATCTGCGCGCAAGAGAAAAGGCGCCGAGCGCGCTGTAACGTCCCAGCTGGCCAACATGATTGTGGCGGTTAACGAGGCACCCGATGCTGAACTCATAAACTATCTTATCAATAACATTCCTTCCATGGACGCTCGCCACTTGCGCTTAGCTTATAAGTTGGCTGCACCGAATGTTGACCTTGCTCAATATTACGAATGCTCAGAGTGTGAATATTCTCAGGAAATGGAGGTTCCGCTAGGGGCGGAGTTTTTTTGGCCTGACAGCTGATTATATAGAGAATGTATATGAACAGTTCTTCTTCATGAAATATACAGGAGGTTGGTCATTCGCGGAAGCATATAACCTTCCAGTTGGTCTTAGAAAGTGGTTTGTCGAACGGCTGGTTCAGCAGATTGAAAAAGAGAATGAAGCAATTGACAAAGCATCTAAAGGTCACGGCAAATCACAGACACTAACGAGCTATAATCAGCCCTCCGTTCCGCAATCTTATTCTAAGAAATTTTGACAACCTTGTCTTTTTTGTTATAAAGCTATTTACTTGAGAAAGAGGGATTTTTTGTGGCCGATAAAACACAAGCAGAGTTAGATGCTGAATTAGCAACAAAACAGAGGATACTCGATTTAGAGAAGCAGATCAACAAAGAGCGAGGAAAAGGCGGTGATGCCGCGCGCACAACTGGCGAAGTGGTGGCCGGCAATCTTGAGAAGCTTAAAAGCCAAGCAGCACTCTATGATAAAATGGGCGATTCTTACGATGCTCGTGTAATCCAACAACAGCAGGCTATTGCAATTGCCCAAGAAGAGCTTAAAATTGCTAATGATAAAATCGCCAAAGGCGAGATCCAAGGCGAAGCCGCATTAGAACTTAAGCGAACACACGAAGAAAATCTTAAGATTGCCAAAAACCAACTTAAAGTCCTGCAGAACACAACAGAGGCCATTAAAGAAGCCCGGAAAGCAGCCAAAGGATTGGGAGGTGCTCTCGGAGGCGCCATATCTCAATACGGACAGCATCAGTTCTTTAATACTGAGAATTTGATGAATCTTGGAAAAGCTTTTAGAGGCGGCGAAAAATCGATTGTGCCGTTTATAAAATCCATGGGTACTGCCGTAATTGGCGGATTCATCAATAGTCTGATTTCGCTAATGTTCCAAGTTAATGATGCCGAATCAGCATTTAAGCGCACAGCCGGCGCAAGTGATGAAATGGCGCGCCAAATGACCAAAAATTGGGAAGAAACTCGTATCTATGGTGTCGAGCTTAAAGAGATGACCGCAACCATGACCGAGTTAAAGAGCACATACACAGACTTCACGATGCTAAACGCCGACGCGCAAAAAGAGGTCTCCAAGACCGGCGCCCTGCTAGGCGAGGTAGGCTATAAGGCTACAGACTTTGCGAAGGGCATGCAAATTGCCACAAAAGCGTTTGGCCAGACGGCAGATAGTGCTGCCGCGGCCCAGCGCGATCTTGCGGATTTTGCGAATGTGATTGGCGTCGTCCCGGAACAAATGGGAGCAGACTTCGCAGCAATGGGAGGCTCCCTCGCAAAGATGGGAGATCAAGGAATTAGAGCGTTTAAGGATCTGGCAATCGTTTCCAAGACGACCGGCTTGGAAATGAAGAAGCTTCTGGCAATTACAGATAAGTTTGATACCTTTGAAGGTGCTGCCACACAAGCAGGTAAACTTAACGCAGCATTGGGCGGCAACTTCGTCAATGCGATGGATCTGATGACAGCAACTGATCCTGCAGAGCGCTTCGGCATGATTCGAGACTCAATTCTAGACACAGGCCTGACATTCGATAACATGTCCTACTATCAGAGAAAATTCTACACAGATGCTCTTGGCTTGGACGATGTTAGTGATTTGGCAGCAGTCCTTTCTAATGATATGAGCAACCTAGCCGGCGCCACGCGGAAATCTTCCGCCGACTATGCAAAACTTGCCCAACGTACGAAAGATATTCAAAGCATCACAGAGAAGTTTAAAAATCTCATGGCAGACATGATCCCCACTATGACAGAAGTAATTGATAATGTCGATAAATGGTACCATTCTTTATCTAAAGAAGATATTAAGGCAATGAAAAAGAGCTTTAAGCAGTTTGCATATGCCCTCGTAGAGATTGGAAAAGCCTTAATATTCGTTATAAAATATTGGTACATTTTTGGTCCGCTTCTTGCGTTATTAAAGTTCGGCCCAGCTATCGGCGGCGCCCTTAAATTTACTAAAGGGCTTTTCGGCATGGGAAAAGCTGCCGAAGAAGTCGGCGAAACTGTTGCCGACAAGCTTGGCGAGGGTATAAGCTCAGTTGTTGAGAAAACCACAGACAGCATGGCAGATGGCATTGAAAATGTGGGCCAGAAAGCCCAGAAGTCCGCGGGCGGCATCCTAGCCCTAGGCGGCGCTGTATTAATGATCGGCGCCGGTATTGCCATTGCCGCATTAGGAGTGGCCGAGTTGGTTAAGTCCTTCTCCGGCTTAGGTGACGCCGCCCCATGGGCTGCCCTTGGCCTAGGCCTTTTTATGTTAGGAATGGTCGCGATGGTGGCCTTGTTGTTGTATTTTGCGCCGGCCATTATCGGCGCCACGGGAGTGTTATTGGCCTTTGGCGGGGCAGTCCTTCTTGTTGGTTTGGGTGTAGGAATAGCCGCAGTGGGAATCGGCATGATGGCTGAAGGGTTTGCTGTTATGTTCACTGCGATAGAGGTGGACAAATTGTTAGCATTCGCTGCCTTCATAGCAACAATAGGGATGATGGCGCCACTCCTTGCTGTGGCAGCCGTAGCAATGACGGTTCTTACTGTTTCATTTGCCGCTCTCGGATTAGCGATGGCGATGTTCCCAACTAGCGATCTCATAGAGTTTACCGAGTTCTTCAATTCAATCGGAGCGCTTGAGGCCATGCACTTGATTGCGATAGCAGATGGAATTCACAAGATCAACACAGAACTTGAAAAAATGCCAGAGAAGAAGGCAATGGCATTGCAGGCCACAATGGAAATGGCAGCAACACAGCAGGTTGCCGGCGCAATCGCCGGTACCGCCGGCGCAGTAGCGGATGCGATAACTGGAGTATTCGGCGGAGGCAAGGAAGACAAGGGAGTGAATGTCAAGGTGGATGTCGGAGATGTTCTTCTTGATGGCGACGTTGTTGGCAAATTTGTCAAAAAGACGATGGGCGAAGTAGCCCGCGATAGCGTACGCGGAACAGCATAAGGAGATAAACAATGGCAGATGAACCAAATCCCGGATATTTTAACGTACATAAATATGCAGACCAAGGCGCCGATGGCGCAACTGCATCCGATGTCTCCTATGTGTCACCTTCAGATGTTATGGCCGATGCTAGCTCAGGCCAAGCCCTCATAGTTTCTTTTAGACATGAGCCTTCTCGGACAAGTGTCTTTTTCAAGGCATTTATAACGACCTTAAACGAATCATATAACAGCGACTGGACCGAAGAAGCAGTTTTCGGAAGAACAGACCCAATTCAGCTTTTTAAACAAACCACACGTCGTATATCACTATCTTTGAAAGTCCCAGCAGAGACTATTGGCGAAGCATACGATAACCTGGGAAGGATCTCCTCGTTAACTCAATTTTTATACCCCAATTATACGCAGGTGGGAACAGCGCAATCGATTGCTCAAGGGCCAGTTGTTCGCTTGAAGGTAATGAACCTCATTCAAAACGCTGCGAACTCGGCGCCACCACCGCCGGATTCTGGCGGCGACAAGCCGGCCCCAAATGCGGCGTTTAAGAGCTATAAGTCGAGCGCTGATTCTGCGCAGGGTCTTATGGGAGTTATAACAAGTTTAAGCATCAATCACAATCTTGAGATGCCAGACATAGGAATATTTACTCACGCGACAAATACGATTTTCTCAAGCATGATAGAGATTAGCTTAGATTTTACAGTCTTGCATGAGAATCGTCTAGGTTGGACGAAAACAAAATTTGATCAGCCACTTTTCCCTTACGGCGTGTCGCCCATGTCTGTTGAGGGAGAAGACGCAGTCCGCGTAGGCCAAGCCAAAGAGGGGGTTCCCGCAAAGGATCCCAAAACGGAACAACAACGCCTTGCTGCTCTTAAGAGATATGCAACTTTGGGCGGAAAAGCACGCATGAAGAAGGATCTGATTTGGCTGAACAAAATGTCCGCGAAGGATGAGAGCACTCTTTCAGCCCAACAAAAAGCCAACATGGCACACTTAAGTGAAACCCTGCAAGGCGCCGGGTTCCACGAAGGTCAGCTCGAGGGCGGCTTCAACACGACTACCGCTGAAGGTAGAAGACAGGCCAGACAAGCCGCCGCCGGCAAACATGAAGAGATGATTGATTCACGATAAGGAAACACACAGATGGGAAGATACAACTCAGAAACTCCTGTAGTAAATGACAGTGAATATTATGATTTTTTGATGAAAAAGCGCGGAGTTAAAAAACTAACGCACTTCGGCACCCCTGTGCTTTATAACCCAGATATAATTGATCGAGCGATGATGCCCACCGACCCGCTTATTTGGTCATATGGCGATCACTTCTATAAGATCGCCAATCAATATTACGGAAACCCTCGTTTTTGGTGGGTAATTGCGTGGTATAATGGATTTCCCACCGAAGCCGACATCAAATTGGGTGATTATATAGACATACCGGTAAATTTAGAAGACGCATTGTTGGCATTAGGGCTGTAAAATGGCATGCGTACTTAATAATCTTCCGATTGACACAGAAAAGGTAAAGCAATGGCTTACCGATAACTGCGAGAAAGTTGTGAGTACCACTGAGGCAGTCAATGAGGCCCTGGCCATGGTTAACCTGCATCACGGCTCGGCCAAGGCCATCCCCGTCTCCGGTGGAGGCATGTACTACGGCGCCCAATACATGCTCGCTACCGACGCCGGTGCCATGGGCAACCCATCGATGGCGAGCGCCCTGCGCGAGAAGATCGGCGATCTCGGCAGTGGGATGCCCGATGCTATAATAATTAAAGATCAATCATCGATGCATGCTGCTTTCGAGACTTTTTTGGCTGAGAAAAACTTCGCCGGCAAGACTCAGAAGCTGTCTAAGGCGATAGGTGACGCTTTGGGTGGCTGGTTCGTAAAGACCAACCGCAACAACGTCCTATCGAGCGTATATGGAAGTCCTGGTTTGGTCACCGGCGCAACGCTAGCGGAGGCGAAGAGTTCGTTCGACAATTATGAAACCAACTTGAAAAATCTCAAGTGGAACCTTGAGATACTTGAGGGCCTAGCAGAAGAATATCACAAACTCGTTCAAGAGTTCGGCATGGCCGCGTTGGATGCGAAATCCAAGATAGAGGCAGAAATCCTCAAATGCAGGCAGGGCAAAACAGGCCTACTCGGCGCGCTTAAGTTTACGGATAGCCTTACTAAATCTGAAGAGGAGTGCACGACCCCTGAACAAAAAGCAAAACTCAAAGATCTCAATGCCAAGATAGCTGCGGCCCTGGATGAGGTCGCCAAGCCCGGCGCTGGCCTAGGCGCCGCCATTGCCGGCTCCCAAGAGCCAACAAAGAGAACATTTAAAGAGCAGTGCCTTCTTCTATCAAATATTGTACATTTTGTTGAATATCGCGATAAGAACATATGGCCATATGAGAAAAAGAGGCTTCCGTATTTAGAATATGCTTCTGCTGACAATTCTGGTGGCGGCCCGGTGGACAACATCCCGGACTCTGCCTCCATTACGGCAAATGCGAGCCTGCTGGCGTCAAGACAGCCGTGGGGGTTCATTAATCAACTTATCCAAGATCCAAAGTTCGCCAATCTTTTTGGAATTAAACCTCATTTATTATCTCAATTGCAGCCGATGATAAGGCTTTATAAGGTTACATCCTATGCTGAGGGGGAAGAGATTGAAACAGAGATAAATTTTGATTCAGTTTACAATCCGGCCCTTGATGGAGTACTCAACTCTACACAAAAAAGAGGATTTGGAGTCGGAATACAAAATTTTGTCTTTTCCTATGAAGGTTCAGATCCGTTCGCAGTAAAAAAGAGCATTAAAGCAAAGCTATCAATTTTTGCTAGTTCCATGGATGATTTGATCAGGCCTCGTCCGGGAAGCGCAGGGTCACCGGCCTATAGATATGCAGATTTAGCACTAAAAACCGGCTCAAAAACATTCAGCAAAGGCACAGGAAAGGCCTGTGGAGATCGTTCGGAAACCGCCCCCAACAAAACGGCAGATTTAAACTATCGGCTTAAGGCGGTTGTTGGGTGGTCGATTCCCGGGAGCTTTAAGGGAGTGACAGCCCACGATGCCGGTATTATTCATGATGCGATAAACAATTCTTACGTAACGTTAAACTTATCTCCCACCATACACGAGTTTGAGATTAATGATATGGGCCATGTTGTTTTTCACATTAACTACTTGGCTTACAGCGAACAATTTTTTGATGAAACTAGTTTTAATATTTTTAGCAATAGCGAGACACACAAAAGCGCCTTCATAAGAAGGAACAAATATAAGGCACTACGCGCAGATTGCGGAGAAGGAGAGAAAACAACAGAAAAATTAAAAGAACTTCAAGAAAAAGATGCAGAAGCCATCGATCTAGAAAAAAGAGCTTCTTTAAACGGAATTTTGCAAAAGTTGCTCGAAAGAGAACAAGTATATATGAAGCCCATCCCCATTGAAGCACTAAGAGCATTCAATAGCCAGGGCCCTTACTGGAAGTTTGATTTATTTTCAGAAGTGCCGGGCGCCGGCGGAGAGATCAAGCTCGCTGAGGCAGCTAAAGTAGAAAAAGAAGCACAAGATATCGAGTCAGCTAATCGGACTGGCAAGAAAAAGCCCGAGAAACAAGGCGAAGATCTCACAAAGACAAAAGTATCAGACGTTAATCAAAAAGAATATATATCTTTCTTTTATTTAAGCGACTTAGTGGACGTTGTCTTAGAAAACATTGACAGTACGTTACAAGTATTATCAAAAGAAAGCCTAAAAGACAAGCCGGCCGAGATCGAACAGCCGGCTTGGGACGATCTTGTTAAAGCAGAGAAGGAAAGACTCAAAAGGGTATATTATAACTTTCAAAAATTTAGAGTAGTATTGGGGCCCATGGAGCTACTAGATACCGTGACACGGGAATATTACGAAACTACCATCGGAGATTTGCCGATATCAACAGCATATTTTATGGATTGGTTAACGGACAAAACTCTCAAACAAAATAGTACGGTGTATAGTTTGCCAATATTCCTAAAAGACTTAATGAATAACCTTGTCAAAAACTTCTTAAATGAAGATCGATGTTTCGATCTTAACATTAAACAAAGAGTACGAGTATTTCAGTCTACGATTACCTCTTATAAATCCCCGGGCTGGGGCAAGCTAAAGAAGAAGAAGAATATCGACGAGATCACAGAATGGACATATCAACAGGGTGGGGGCCCGCGCCTTGACATGACCAAGATGCCCACAGACAAAGGTGGTCACTCCAACACTCCGGTGTTGCACGTAATGGGAGAGAGAAATCTTCCCATTAATTCTCGCGGCCCCGAACACACTTATAACTATATGGTATTTTATGCCGGCCGGGTGCAGCCGCAGGCCTTGATGAACGGGATAGCCTCGGAAGATGTCGGCGCCGGTGTCTTTCACTATGTTTTAGGCCGTGACAATGGGCTTATAAAAACTATCAAGTTAAACAAAACTGATTCCCCGGGCCTCAAGGAGGTGCGTTTTGAGCAAGAAGGGTACGATGGTTTATCTCAGCTTAGAGAAGTCTATGATGCCAACATCACTTGTTACGGCATGCCAAATATCGTTCCCGGTACTTATATTTATATTGATCCGCGCGGATTTGCGCCCGATAGCACCGCCTTTGCTGGGCACCTTGACGCCGATGGCAACGCCATTGACAATGCGTCCCTAACTCGGCTTGGAATCGGAGGGTATTATATGGTGACCCACGCAGAGAACAAGTTCGGACCCGGAAACTGCGAAACAGAGATAACGGCCAAGTGGGTGGCAGCCATTTCGTGCACAAGATCAAATGCCACAATCACAGGCCCAGGCAAGCGCCGCCCAGCTAAGTGCGGCACATAGGAGAAATTTATGTCTAGAGATTATGCCGGAAGTAATGGAGAAACTGCAATGAATGCATTTTATAAAAAATTCATGTATACATTTGATACAAGGGACCGGTCACTTGGATACTCCAATTTAGTAAATTTTGGATTTGCAGAGAAAGCACTTTATGGCAGGGTTAATATATTTTATGTACCAATAATGTTAAATACTAGCGCAGTGCCTCTTAAGAATTCTTCTCTCGCCATCGATGGCGCCAACTCTGTCCGAATGCCGGCATTTGTTGATGATGCCTTCAAGGACTTAACCACACAGTTTCGAAAGAGCCTCTTCGCCGGTAAAATATCTGCGGACGAGGAGCATCTAAGCACCCTTGTTATCCATAAAGCCTATGAGGATCCCAAGCTACTATATGGTAGACACCTTGAGTCTGTATTGTCCGGCATTAGAAGAAGCTTTAGAAAAAATAACGTTCAGTTCGAGGATTTTGATGCGTTTATGGTCCAGTTCATGGGAGCAGTCGGGGCTGTGACAAAAAGATTTCCGTATACTTTCCCGGGATATATTAAACACAGGCTGTGCCCTATTAACGCCTCCGGATTGGCTATCGAGATTGCCGATATGGATTTTTCGAACGACGATGAGAAAATGGAGCAATTCGTGAAGAGCAGAAATTGGAAGTTTTACCTAAATGCATGCAGAAGCTACGGTTTCTCAGTTGATATGAAAGCACCATGGCGGTTGGTCGCAGACATAGGATCGTCAGAAATGCTAAAATATTCGCGTAAGTATGGATATCCATCAACGGATTCAATCCTATCTATGGCATACAAATTGGCTCATTTAGAATATTATGATGGATTCAAAAGAGCGCTCCTGTATTCATACAACTCATTAAAGCTTGAGACATATCTAAAGGTGACGTACTGCAATGATGGTACAACGATCCCAAAGGTTATCAGGCCAAAGAATTATACTATGGAAGATATTGAAAAACGATATAACGAAGAATATTTTCTTCGAGCATACCTCAACATAAGATTACTCGAAGAGGAATCTAAATTTACAACAGAAGACCAAAAAACTTTGCTCGAAGACACCGTGAGGCTATACAGGACGCAAGGTGCAGAAAAGGCTCTCGGTGCTTTTGAGAGAATCATAGGAAGAACAGGAGACTACAGTGGCTCCTTGACAACGTATGAACGGCGTGCTATACTAACTAAAGAAGAAGAAGAAAGAGAGCGAGAGTTAAAAGGTGCTGTTTCAACCTATCGATGACAAAACTCAGTGTATTGGCGTTTACGCCAATGGCAGCTTGATTTTTGATGAAAGCGAGATACCAAAAAACCTAACGAAAACGTGGGGATACACAGGCTCGCTAAAAGAAAAAGATGTCCAGTATGCCAATATATATGCGCATGGCAAGGCCATAGAGGAAGTGTGCCCCGAGCACCTGAGAGACGAGTGGGATGCCGCGGCCAAAAAAATGAGGGCCTATAAAAAATCATTTGATATTGCAAAAATAAATTTGCGAGAACACTGTTTTTTTGATCTCGTACCATATGACGCGTTGATCCAATTCTGCGAGATTAAAAATCAGATCACAGAGCATGTATTTGAAAATTATGAAAAACCAGCCAACTATGAATACATGGCGTCAGCAGCCAAACTTTTACATAAGATAAAATATCAGGATTTGAAGGTCGACGCGTCAGAGTGCCGGAACTTATTTATCAATGGTGGCATGCGGAATGAATCACAAAAGATATTAAATGGCTCGAAACACGTTCATTATAACCTCTTTGGGACGGTCACAGGGCGCTTGTCAACCCACCCACGGTCTTTCCCGATGTTGACCATGAAGAGAGAGCTACGACGCCTTATAAAGCCTCACAACGACTGGTTTTTATCTCTAGACTATAATGGCGCCGAAGTTCGTACATTATTGGCGCTTTCTGAACAAAAACAACCAAAGGGCGATATTCATAAATGGAACATAACGAATGTTTTTCAAAACACCGGCATGAATCGAGAAGAAGCCAAGACCTCATTTTTTGCGTGGCTGTACAATCCGGACTCCGATCACATCAAAACAAATTACTATGATCGCAAAAAAGTACTTGACAAATACTACGACGGGGAATATATTAATACTGTATTCGGCCGCCACATAAAGGTCAGCAACTGGAAAGCCTTTAACTATTTGATTCAGAGCACAACCGCAGATTTGGTAATTGATCGGGCAGTTGCGATTGAGCGCATACTGGAAGGCAGAAAATCGTTTATCTCTCACATCGTACATGATGAAATAGTGATAGACTTTGCAGACCAAGAAAGAGAGATGGTAGGACAAATTAGAGATATGTTTGCTAAAAATAAGCTTGATACTTTTAAAGTTAATTTGAAGGCCGGCAAGAATTACTATGATTTGGAGAATTTGTCATTATGATAGCTATCGTTGGGATTGGCACGGGAGGATCGGCGATTGCTAAAAAGTTTGCTGAGATCCAACAATATGATGTCTATACGCTGAATGACGCTGTAGAAAAAAATACAAAAAGCGAGTTCCACATTTCTTCTTTTGATACTCCGGAGAAATATGAGGACAACATTCCCGATTTAAAAAAGTTTTTTAAAAACCTCAAGGATCATGTTCAGGTATTTATAGTTGGCACGACATATAGCTCAAACTATTCTCTAGGGATCCTACAGCAGATCAAAAGCAAGAAGGTAGATATTTTTTATATCAAGCCGGATGTCGAGTTAGTAACCGGAGAAAGGAGACTCATAGAGAATCTAACCTTTGGGGTTTTACAGGAATATGCCAGATCTGGTCTTTTTAGTTCGTGCACTGTGTTTTCCAATTTAGAGATCGAAAAGAATCTGGGTGATGTACCGATCAAGGGCTATTATGATACCCTTAACGGTTCTATATTTTCGGCGGTCCACTATTTGAACTACTTCGCCCACTCAGAGCCGGAAATCGGCCAAGTAGCAAAACCAGCAGACATCAATCGCATTCGAAGCATTGGTGCGTTAAATATGAAGAATTTAGAAGAAAAATGGTTTTTTGAGCTTGACGCCGAGCGCGATCTGTGTTATTATTTATGTATAAATGAGGAAAGACTTGCGAAGGAGGGGATGTTGCACCGAAAGCTTGTTGATATTTTGAAGAAAAAGCCAACAAACGCTTTCCGTAAAATTTCTTATGCAATTTACGAGACGCCTTATAGTGACTTTGGGTATGTTGTAGCCCATACAAATAAAGTACAACAACAAATAACTCTTGACAAGGTAGATTGAGAGTGTTATATTAGATATCAAGGAACGCTTGATATACTCTAACCATAAACAACAAAAGGAGACACAACATGTCAATTAATATGGAACTAATGAGAAAGAAGCTTGCCCAACTTAGGGGCGAGGGAGAGAGGGAACAGTCAGCTTGGTTTAGACCCGAAGAGGGCGATCAAGAAATTCGGATTGTACCCAGTACAGATGGAGATCCTCTAAAGGAGATGTATTTCCATTATAATGTGGGAGACCACAGGGGCGGCATTGTCTGTCCAAAGCGCAATTTTGGCGAAAAGTGCCCAATTTGCGAGTTTGCTTCATCGTTATGGAAGGGTGGCGTTGAAAGCAATGATGAAGAAAGCAAGAAGCTTGCTAAGTCGCTGTTTGTGCGCGCCCGTTACTTCTCGCCCGTCGTAGTACGTGGTCGCGAAGAAGAGGGTGTTAAGATGTATGGCTACGGAAAGCGAGCATACGAAAACCTTTTGGGCTATATTCTAGACCCAGACTACGGAGATATCACCGACGCCATGGAAGGCACCGATATCTCACTTACCTACACAAAGCCCACGTCACCGGGGGCATACCCGCAGACAAGCCTGAAGATGCGTCGAAACACTTCCACGCTTTTGGAGGACACGGAAGCTATCCCCGCCCTCCTTGATAGTATCCCTGACTTTGACTCTCTGTTTGAGCGTCATACTCCGGAGCAAATCGATGCAATCCTCGATGAACAGCTTGCTGGCAATGGAAGTGCAGAATCACGTTCGAAGGAAACCACTAAATATGATAATGGCAAGAGCGATGTGGACCGAGCGTTTGATGATCTGATGGCCACCAAGTAAGGCTTGCGTGAGACCGCTGGCACCCCGGTCGGGAAAATAGGGTGCCGCATTTTTAAGGAGGGAGTATGGGTGCGACAGCACTATCTCAAAGAGACAATTGGCAACAGGGCGCCCGCCTTGTGGGCGATGCCGGCGAAAATGATTTCGCCACATTGCTGGCCAAGGAGTTGCCGGCACATTATATCGTCGAGCAGAAACCAAAAAAGCTGGTAGTGTACAGCGGGGGAAAAGGCATCAAGCTGGATACCCTTGTCACCAATGGCCTTACAAACAAAAACCTTTACGTGGAGAAGAAGACGGGTAATAACGGCGGTAACGCCCATGAACGCGTCTATAAGTTTCTTTCGCCATCCCTTAAAAGAGTGGTTAGAGAAAAATACAACACAGTAATGCAGCCATTCTTCATGGTCTTTTCGGGTGCCACCTTCCAAGGTCAAAAGTATCAAGATGAAATTTCTTTATTGCTTGAAAGTGAAAATCATGCCATAATGGAGCCTAACTTTGCTAACATTAAGCAAGTAGCCCTGCAGATCACGGAGATTGTGTGAAGCCATTATTTATGTGGGCAGGCGGCAAGACGCGCATGATCAAGAAGTACGGCGAACACCTACCAGAGTCGTTCGATCACTATATCGAACCATTCTTGGGTGCAGGCGCCATGTTTGTGTGGGCTTACAATAAGAACCCCAAGGCTACGTTCGTCCTCAATGACTACAATGAGTCAATCATGGCGATATACGGCGCGATCAAGGATGACTGCGATAAGTTTATCGAACGTGTGGATCACCTCTCCGCACAGTATATGCCTCTAAACAAGGAAGATAGAAAGAAGTTTTATTATGATCTGCGCGAAGAGCATGCCTTCGATTATGAGAAATGGAACAAGACCGAAGAAGCCGCTTCGTTATACTTTTTGATGAAGACCGGATTCAACGGAATCTGGCAGATCAACAAGAATACAAACGGCAGATTCGGCACGCCGTCAGGGCTGCTCAACCAGAAAGAGAAGGTATACGATAAAGATAACGTATTGGAATGGAACGCAGCCCTCAGATCGTGCAAGCTAATGAGTGGAGATTTTGAAGGCACCCGAGACGAGGTAAAGGACAACACATACGTGTTCCTTGATCCTCCATATAGGGGCTCATTCACACAGTACGGCGTAGACTTTGATGATGCCATACAAGAAAGAGTGGTTAATTTTTTGAATGACTTGACAAGGGCAGGTGCCTATGCTATGCTTTCAAATAGAGATGTTGGAGATGACTTCTTCGAATCTCGAAAAGGCAATAATGAGATTGCCTATTTCGACGTCACGTATACAGCGGGACGCCGAAAGAAAAATGATGATGGAACACATAGCGCCAAAAAGGCTAGAGAAATTCTAATGATAGGAGACAACAATGGCTAGAAAAAGCAAACAAGCAAAAGCCGGCCGAGTTTCAATGCAAGACTTAATGAGTCTTGTAAATAAGAAAGCCGGCCGCAATGTCGCCCATGATCTAACAGGCGAGAACCCAACCGAGGTAAAAGAATGGATCTCAACAGGGTCCCGATGGCTTGACTCCATCATCTGCAAAGGAAAGGTTGCCGGCATTCCAGTCGGGAAGGTCACAGAACTAGCAGGCCTGGAGAGCACCGGTAAATCCTACATGGCAGCACAAGTGGCCGCAAACGCTCAGAAAACGGGCAAGATGGTCGTCTACTTCGATTCTGAGTCTGCCATCGACCCAAGCTTCTTGGAGCGCGCAGGATGCGACCTAGAGCGTTTAATGTACGTTCAGGCGTCCTCTGTGGAGTTTGTCTTGGAGACAGTGGAAGAACTGTTGGGGGCGACCGATGAACAGTTATTGTTTATCTGGGACTCTCTGGCGCTTACCCCGTCCGTGTCGGATGTAGAGGGAGACTTTAATCCTCAATCCTCGATGGCGGTAAAGGCTCGCATTCTCGCCAAGGGAATGTCAAAGCTGATTATCCCCATTGCCGACAAGCAGGCAACGTTTATTGTACTTAACCAGCTTAAGACAAATATTCCAAGTGGCCCTAACGCTCGCATTATTGCGATGACCACCCCCTACATGACACCCGGTGGCAAGGCGATGCACTATTCGTATTCGCTGCGCATCTGGCTCACCGGCCGTAAGGCCAAGGCATCCTTCGTTGAAGATGATAAGGGCTTTCGCATCGGATCAGAAGTTAAGGTAAAACTGGAGAAGTCACGCTTTGGAACACAAGGTAGAAACTGCGCATTCCGTATCCTATGGGGCACCGAAGATATTGGTATCCGTGACGAGGAAAGCTGGTTTGATGCGGTAAAGAGTTCCGATCACCTGACGAGTGCCGGCGCATGGTACACACTCAAGATGCCTGACGGTTATGAGAAGAAGTTCCAGCCTTCCAAGTGGGCCGAGATCATTCAAACAGACGAAGAGTTTAAGAACAACATCATTAAACTAATGGACGAAGAGGTTGTTCAGAAGTTTGATCGACGAGAGGGATCTGCCGATCAGTTTTACTCTGATCCCGGATAAAATCGCTTGACAGCCCTCCTGTGATGCGTTATACTTATGTATAAGCTTGTAGGAGGGCTTTTGTCTACCATGGTCCAAGAATATACCTCAGACTATAGTGCCGATAGATTTCACAAATATTCTGGCAAGGTACGGCGCTATATGGAACTAGCAAAGCGCATGGCCCATCAGTCGACTTATCCTGATTATCGCCACGGCGCGGTGCTGGTGAAAGGTTCTATCCGCAACGTATCGTTCAATAAGAACAATTACTGTGCATTTGGCTCACGGTTTCAACGCGAGCACCAAGGAAGAACCACATTGCATGCAGAACTCGGCGCTATCCTTGGGATGGATCGAGAGATTACAGATGGCGCCACTGTGTATGTGGCTCGTGTCGGCAAGAAGGGCGATTATAAGCTATCCAAGCCGTGTGCCATGTGTCACGAAGCACTTAAGCACGTAGGTGTTAAGCGTGTCGTATATACTATTAACAACAAGAAAGCAGGAAGTTATAAACTATGAAAAGAGTATTGATTATTGATGCCCTCAATATGTTTTTGAGAGCATACATTGTGGATCCAAGTTTGTCCACGAATGGCGAACCAATCGGAGGATTCAAGGGATCTATCAAGATCGTGCAGAAGCTAGCTCGCATGATAAAGCCAGATGAGATTGTGATTGTTTGGGATGGACCTAACGGCTCCCAGAAACGCCGCTCAATCGACAAAAACTACAAAGAAGGCCGCAAGCCAATTCGCCTCAACAGGAATGTCAAGGCACTTAGCGAAGATGAAGAGTTGCGAAACAGAGTGTGGCAGCAGACCCGGTCCATTGAGTACTTCAATGAAATGCCCATTGTGCAGGTAATGCTTCCGGAAGTGGAAGCTGATGATGTCATCTCTTATCTTACTCGGATGCAGTACTACGACGGCTGGCAAAAAGTAATCGTTTCTAATGACAAGGATTTCTACCAGCTGTGTGACGAAGAAACTGTGGTATATCGGCCCACAAGCGATATAGTATATAACAAGAAGCGCATTGTGGAAGAGTTGGGGGTACATCCACGCAACATGGCATTGGCCCGCTCCCTCGTAGGCGATGCCTCCGATAATCTCCCGGGCATCAAATCAGTAGGGTTTAAGACCATCCAGCGCCGTCTTGGATTTTTGG